CTCATCATCCACTTTGCACCACTCTGATGTATCTGTAGGTAGTTGTCGCCCGTAGATAGCATCACAGCGTTCGCCTTGATATAGTCTGCCACCAACTTGTCTGTCAGATGGAAGATGGTCGATGTTAACTTGCTGACCGCATGGTCATTGCCCTTCACCTCTCCCGTGCTGAGAGAGTAACAAACAGCACCTTTATCGAGGGCTGTCTGTACTATGTTTGTTAGATTCATATTCCTTTGATTTCAGAGTAAATAATAATGTCACCACCGCTCGTCCCGAAGTAATCGTTGAATGCGTCGACGCACTTGGTCAGCATCTCTCCGTTGCCATAGGTCGTGATGGTCATGTCCTTGACCTTGACGATGGCTGTATGCCTATCAGTCTGTCCATACACCGAGATGTTGTAGATGTATGGCAACTTAGGTTGCGACATATCGTTGCGTATCTGTCGGAAGTTTCCGCAGATTATCATCGTCTTGCAAGCATCGGTTAGGTCGTCGTCGACGTACATTTCGATGCCGACCAAGTCCATCATCTTGATGTCAGCCTTGACGTATAGCTTAATCTTCTTGCCCTTCTTATCGTAGATGTAGATAGGCTGTTCATTGCGTGCCATTATCTCGTTGGCTTCGGCAGTTGTTACTTGTCTCATTTTATTTGATATTTAATTTGTTTAGTATGTCCTTGAATCCTTTGTAGACGCCCTTATTGTAGGCGTCAGATGTGTAACCCATAGCCTTGCTCATTATCTGCGACGTGATGCTGACGTTACGTGTGACTATCCCTTCCATCATATACCTGATGGTCTTGCCGTCACTTAGTGCGACTCTGAGCGAATCAAGAGAGCCATCAAGTGTAGGGTCGTCGTATATGTTCGCAGTCATCGAGTCAATGTGTGCGTCAGCAATTGCCTTCTGTAGTTTAGTTATGCGTGCCATTAGTTGAATTTTTTTAGGTGAGTAATACAAAGCGTGCCTTGTTTGAACGCTTTGTTTGTACATTGCTTGCAGTTGCCCTTGATGAATTGACATCTTGTCGGGGCGGTCATCTTGTTGCACTCTCTGAATGAGATTGGCTTGGATGTGGCTGTCAGTGACAGCATCAGTGTGATAATTAGTAGTGGCTTCATTTTAGATTATTATTTTTAGGTGAACAATGCAAGGGTTCTTATAGTCGGCAACCTCATCTTCAATTGGATAGATGCTGACGCTAAATTTGTCGTCGTATAGGAAGTGGATGTCAAAGCATTCCCAAGCCATCTCGAATGAGTTCCACTCATCAAGGTCGGTGTAGCTTAGTACTTGCGTGTACATTACGTTGCTGAATACTGACTCTATCTTTGCCGTCCTCAAGAACGGGTTTACTTCTACTTTGAATGTCTGCTTCATGTTACAAAATAATTTTAGCTGTTGATGAATCATAGTTTAGTACCCCATAGTCAGATGTGTGGCTGAGTTTCCAACATCTGCAGTCCTCATTCTTTAGGTACTTGAATGCTTGCCTCATGCACTCTCTTGCCTCAGTTCTTGTGGCAAATGTGATGGCGAATCCGTTGAACATTGTTCTGTTCATCTCGTCTCCGTTGCCGATGGCGGATAGCAACTTGTAGTTGCCTCCGATTTGTCCGCTAATTTCTATTCTTGTTTTCATATTTTAGTTAGTTTTTTTTGTGATGAATCCGACCTCGATGCATACGTCCATCCCGTTTGATAGATGCATATCTAAGTCTTCAAATGTTTCGATTAATGATTCGGTCTCGTCGCTATACACTACGTATAACTCGAATAGACCGCTGTTAAAAATTTCCTTTGCCTTGTCGTTCACTTTCATAAAGATGAACCCGTCTGCTGTGATAATTGCTTGTTGCATTGCCTAGTTGTTTTTAGTGTTATAAATTGGGAAGTCCATTCCGTGATTGGATGCAAATAACTCTCTCTCTTCGTCCATTATGCTGATGCTGATGTCGTAGTTCATCATTGCACTTAGCTGTTGCATATCGAATAGTTCGTAATGCTCATCTTGTGTTGGCTCGCTGTTTAGTCTAGCTGACTGCTCGACATAGTAGTTCAATGCCTTTTTGATCAAGGATGTCTGCTCTCTAGGGATGACAACCGAATGTGCATCTTGAAGGATGAAGGCTTGTTGATACAACTTGATTGCCTTGTTGATGCGTGACTCATCGTTGAGCGATGGCATATTGTCTTTCAGCCTATTGAAGATGTCAGTCAGTGACTCGCAAGGCTTTGCGAATGAGTAGTCAATCGAGTAGCAGTCGTAGTGGAAGTTGATGCCCACTATATCGTTGCCGTTGTAGGTTAAGAATACGACTCTATCGTATCTCTCTTGTTTGTTTACTTTTAGTATTGTTTGCATAATATTGTGGCTGTAAAGTAGCCTTACTTTTGTAGGATGGAGGGGAATCGAACCCCCCCTTTCAACCATTATCCTTTTGCTAAATTGAATCTCTTTTTGACGACGATGTTGGTCATCTCGACGTTCATCTGCTCCATCTCTTGCTCTGCTAAGGTATCGTGAGCCATCACGATGGCCGATGCCTCATCCTCAGAGCTGACGTTGATGGTTGTCGTGTATTCACGTGTAAAGGTGACCGCATACTGATGATGACTGCGAACATTCTTGCGTAGGTCTATCACCTCAGCAGTAGGCTCTACATAACGTGTCGGCTTGCCGTCAACCCACGTGTATAGATTGCCGTCAGCATCCCACGTCTCGTCGTTGTCGTCTTCATTTAGGTCAGTATCCCACTCCGTCCAATACGTGTTGTCGCTATCCTCGATGGCATCGGATAGGTCATCATATCCGTATTGTTGTGCTATGATGTTTGCACTTGCTTCGTCAGATGCGTACTCATCACCACCGAATAGGCACCATCCTTCTGCCATACCTTTGCCCGTCACCGAACACTTGCGTGGGTATAGGTTGACTTCCTCATAGTCAAGTACTATCTCATCACCCTTGGCACAATCCCATATGGCTATCTGCTCGTTAGCCTTGCCGAATGCGATGGCTGAGTCTCTGTCGTCCATATTGATGCTGACGTCCAAGAACCATACGCCATCCTTCAGCCATATGCCAAGGTAGGTGTGGTGATTGTTGAGTAACCCCGTGCTGTCTATCTCGCTGTGGACATAGTCCATTACCTCTTCGACCTTTAGGCTACCTTTAAGTTTCTTCTCGAATCCTTTTAGGCTTACCATATAGCCACGTGTTGGGTTGATTGTTGCTGATGGCATATGGATGCTACCGCCTCCGTTTGCTCTTACTAATGCGATGAATTTGTTGATGTTCATGATGTTATTTTTGTTTGTTTAAAATTATGATTAAAATTACGATGTTGATAAGTGTTGCAATCTCGAAGAATGCGAATAGGTTGATGTCTCTGATGCACATTGAGTACATCATTGCTGTCATGCATAGCATCAGCGTGATGAATAGGATGTTTTGTGTTTTCATTGTGTGTATTTTAGAGTGTGCAAAATTGACCCGTGTGAATCTTTGATACGTTCTTCCTAGTGATGCCTAGCTCAGTTCGTATGTATCTTGACAATGCTAGATTGCCCTTTCTTGACTGAATCTCCCGTGTACCTATGGTATCCACGATGTCCTTAGGGTGAACCCCTAGTACCCTAGTGCAGAACTTGATGTCTTGACCTAGAAAGAATTGCTTGCCGTAGCATTGCAATGTCCAATTTCTTACAAACCCGTAGGTTGTTGTGATTTCTATTTTCATAATATGTATGAGGTGTAAGATGCCTCGCCCTTTTGTTATTGATTATTTAAAGCCTCCGTATGGCTCAAGTTCTAAGTCTTGTTCGTCCATACAGCAATTCGGTATAGACCATTCGTGCCAACATACAAATGGCTTGCCGTCTATGTATTCGGTTATCTCGCCCGTGCCACATCCGTAGGTGAAGTTACCCACGATGTCTCCAATTTTGAAGTTAGTTTCTTGTGCCATATTTTTGCTGACGTGTAGGATGCGTCACCCCTTATTGTTGTTATTGATTGATTGATGACTGCGAACATTATTCGCCGTGTTGAAATTTGCCGTCAATGAATAACGGCTCATACTCTCCGTGGTCTGCGACCATATCATCCAACTCATAGAAGTCAGTAGATGCGGCTAGCTTGTGGGCGTGAGATACAGCAACAACGGGTGTTTCGTCACCGTGTATTGGATGCTCATAAAAGTCGATTACTTGACCGATACTGTTGGTCATTGTTCCGTAGTGTGTTGGCTGTAGTGCCATCAATTTTGAATAGTTCATGATATTGCAGTTTTTAAGTTAGTTCCCGATGGGCTGAACGACAGCCGTAATATCTGCTATTGCATCGGGATATTTGTTTCTTTTTATCTTACTTTTGGGCCATCGTTCTTGTGAATCAGATTCCCTCTTCGACTACTTGTGGCTTTCTCTCTCCACTTCGTCGCGACCTGAATACAATATAGAGTCGGTGCGATTCCCTATAAGGTCTAAGTTCAAACGTTGATAGACTTATACTCATTGTGCTATCTGCTGTCTGTGTCCACACATTGAAGGTGTAATAGTTTTACGTGCTATTTTCGGTTGCATTATGTAGGGGCGATTGTTTCGACTGATAGGTTGTTGCTGATATTACATCAGTGCCAAGCGAAGTGCATTCATCGTTGCCGTTGACCGAAGGACTAAAAGTTAAAGAGCGGGGTGGAGGTGAGGTGTGTTTCAAATCCGATGCAAACATATATCGGCATATCCGATGTACAAAGTTATATACAAGTTATTTTAGCTAATGAAATGTTAACGATTCTAGAACCCTTACTACGACAGCGTTTCAGAGGAAATAATTTCTTGTCAGATGTACATAAAATGATTGTGAAACGGGCACTCTGAATGACAGCTAATGTAAAGTTTCTGTTAAAATAATATAACCATATGCAGACATTATAAGTTCTCTCTATACCATTAGTTGAATGCAAATCTCGAAAGGATATAGGTACGCGTATAATCTATGTTGAGCAGACCAAGTGTTAATAGATAGTTAAAGATTCACTGCGTAATTAAATTACGTAGCACAATGTAGCAATGACGCACGTTACAGAGGATGAGTGAGGTTGGGATTAGTAGGCTAACAAATAAGTTAGATTAGTCTAACTTTTTACAGATGTAAAACAGAGTCTCTAGGTCTTCAGTCATTCATTTGCTCTTCAGTTTACACGTATCCACCACCAAAAGTGCGCTCCCATGGAGCAACTACGTTAACGTCAAGTTAATGAGACCTTATTACTCCAATATGTCAATTAAGTTTCGTATAGGCACTGAATCAGCAGTAGTAATGCTATGTGATACGATAGTAATGCTATCAAGTTGACCATAGACTCAGCCTATATAATAGCTGTAGTAATATAGGTTCAGTCTATAGGAGGATATAGAGTGAGTCTATATAACAATGCCATTGATATAGGGTTGGTCTATAGATTCATATAGGCTCTATCTATACATCAGTCCTCATTCCATAGAGTAAAGCTATAGCTTGGCATAGACTCAGCCTATATATAGACGGCTCAACTATAGACGTAATCTATAGTAGCTATAGTCAGCGTCTATATAATTACGTGCGTCCCATAGACTCAGCCTATGCCACCGCCACCAAAAAAGGCAAAAGTTTTCACCAAATGTTAACAAATGCTGACCCCCGTGGGTCGATATTTTCTGACTTTCTTTTGATGGTAACCAATTTAAAATGACCTTATTACCCGAACACTCTATACACGTAACCTTCAAAAATCCGTATCTTTGTAACATGAAACCGAAAATATACACAGCGTTATCCTCTAGCCCGCCTAAGGCAAACGGGAAGTACTGCGCTCAAATCAAGCCCGCCCCAGGGCCAAATGGGTTAGGCAAAAGTGAAGGTCGACCGATTAATGATCGGATGATGGGCATCTCTAAGTTAGCAATTATGAACAAAATGAACAAGAGTATGCCGGTATCATCTTACTAACATATGTATTAAATTTATAATATGTTAAACATACATATGATTAAATTTCTTAATGTGTTGACCAGAGGGGGGAGAGATCCCCTCTTTTTTATGTTGACTTTGCACTTTTTATGTTGGCTTATGTTGACTTTGTGTAAGCTAGATCCGCTCCTATCTAAGGCTACGTAGAGATGTTAACTTTTTCTTCCTACTGTATTGAAAAAAAAATATATAATATAAATATTATTAAATAGTAATTTACCGTCCTAAAAATCGATTTTTCTACGTAACCCTTGGTATTCCTACATAAAGTCAACATAGGTCCAAACCAATCTCTACGTAGACCATACTGGTAAAGGGTTCTATCAACATGGCAAAAAAACGACCCTTGTAAATAAAGGGATTCAGCGAAATCAAATCGACATAGCCCTTGGTATCACTAGCTTATTATAAAAATAAATATATGAAGGTAAAATATAGGAGACTGGGCAAGCAAAAGGCACTAGGTTTGTCATACGAGGACGGTCTCATTGAGATCGACTCAAGGCTCAAGGGTAAGAAGCATTTGGAGATCCTGATCCACGAGGCTGTCCATTATCTTCTCCCAGAGATGACAGAGGATGGTGTGATCAGACTATCCGTTGGGCTGACACATCTTCTATGGTCTGAGGGATACCGGAGGTGTGAGATGGACGATAGCAAGCCTATGCAGGACGGCTCGTGAATGATATGTTAATTATTTGTATGTGTGATGTTAATTCAAAACAGCTTTGTATATTTGCCGCACAATGATAGACAACGTCCATGGGAGGAGATTCAATACCATGCAGATGGTGCAGGCCGAGAGGGAACTTCTGTCTGCTGCGATGGAGATAGAGAAGATGGGAGACGACGTGAAGTTGCAGAAGGCACAGACATTCGTCGCAAAGGCGATGGAGCTTGTGGCGGACTATGTCGACGGGGTAAATAGAACTAAATAAAATACAATATAATGGCAATCGTAAAAGAGGTATCGTTTAACCGGGAGAAATTATACTCCGGAATTAATATTATAGCAGACGCTGTCAAGTCTACACTTGGAGCAAGAGGCAAGACCGTCCTGATGGAGTCGGAGAACCACATAGGTGGGCTGACCGTCACGAAGGATGGTATCAGTGTTGCTAACGCAATAACACTACTCGACCCGACAGAGAACCTGGCGGTTACGCTAATGAAGCAGGCAGCAGACAAGACTGCGACAGTCGCCGGCGACGGTACGACTACGGCGATCGTTCTGACACAGGCTATCGTGCTTGAGGCACAGAATCTGGTCAAGGAGCGTATGAACACCACAGAGATCATCCGTGCAATCCGTTCAGCATCAGAGGTGGTCACATCAAAGCTGACCAAGATGTCTAAGCCTGTCTCCGAGAAAAACCTTAGATACGTTGCTACGATATCTGCCAACGGCGACAAGGAGATAGGGAAGATGATAGCAGACGCTTACAGCAAGGTCGGGAAGAAGGGGACGGTGACGGTCGATATGTCCCGCACAACGGACACCTACTCAGAGATAACATCGGGGATGAGGGTCGATCGAGGATGGTCCGCACCGCAGTTCGTTACAGACACTGTCAAGCAGGAGTGCGTGATGGACGGTGCATTGGTGATGGTCACCGATAAGACCATAGAGACACTCTCAAGTATCGAGCACCTGCTGAAGTATAGCATGGAGTCGAAGAGACCGCTGTTGATCATCGGCGATTTGAGTGAGCACGCAATGCAGGCTCTGGTCATAAACAAGATGAGAGGGATCGTCAAGGTCTGTCATATAACCCCTCCGCAGTTCGGGTACCGTCGATCTGAGGTGATGCAGGACATTGCCTGTGCTACCGGTGCGAAGTACTTCAGCGATGCGACAGGTGACAACTTCGAGTTGTTCATGCCGGTCGACCTGGGCTACGCCAACAAGATCATCTGCGGCCGTGGTCACACGACGATCATGACAAACTCTGAGCACAACGACATCAGCGACCGTATATCGATGATTGAGGAGGAGCTTGCCGAGCAGACCACACCACACGAGGTGAACTTCCTGAAGGAACGTATTGCGTCATTGTCTGGAGGGGTAGGTGTGATCTACGTCGGTGCAGGTACTGACATAGAGCGTAAGGAGAAGAAGGACCGTGTCGACGACGCAGTCTGTGCAACGGCCGCTGCACTTGAGGCCGGGATATTGCCTGGAGGAGGGATAGCACTGATGGACGTCTCTGCTAGCACGTCTTGGGGAAGCAACGAGAGCGAGCGTGTCGCATGGCATATCTTACAGTCTGCGATGCTTGCACCGTTCAGACAGATACTCAGCAACGGAGGGATACCATACGAGAACATTGAGAGAGAGATCAGATCGTCTGACCCAGGCACCGGATACGATGTCTCTGCGATGCAGATAGGGAACATGGTCAAGATGGGGATAGTCGACCCTGCCAAGGTTACGATCAATGCGTTGGAGAACGCCGTGAGTGTAGCGACTACGATAATGAGCACCAACTGCATAATCACAAACGTAAGACAATCATAATGAACACACCAATGGAAATGATGCACGAGTACAACGAACAGCTGTTAGCAATGCTAAACGGGATCAAACACAACTACGAGGAGCTGAACAAGGCAGATCCGCACGAGGAGCACGAGAACACTATCGAGATGCTGGAGGGTGCGATATTTTATCAAGAAGAACTGAAGGAGAATGCGGCAAGTTAAATACACAGCAATGTACCTGCTCTCGGTAGCCATGGTGATGCTGTCAATGTACCCTCTGTTCTGCTTTGTTTCGAAAGATATAAACTTTACTCATTGGAGCATTGTTCTAAAGTGCGTGTTTGTCCTGGCCGAAATTTACATTATAAAAACCGGCATAGCCGTGTATAAAGAAGAAGTATGATAGCAATAAATAAATACATTGTCGTCGACAAGATAGTCGAGGATGTAAAGTCAAGCAGTGGTCTTATAATGTCCGCAGAGGACCAGTACGATGTAAGGTACAATAGAGGGATTGTTCACGTTCCCGGAACGGAGGTGAAGTGTGTACAGGCCGGTGACGAGATATACTACGACAAGGCCGCAGGGCACCAGGTTAGGATTGAGGGGGTTCTTCGGACGGTGATTCGAGAGATTGACGTCGTACTCTGTTTTCCTCGTTTATCTTCTTTGCAAGACCACGTCGAATAACCTTGGCGTGATTGTTCCGCTTGTTGTAGTTGGGTAGCGATCGGTATGTCTCTGATATGGTCTCCTCTCCGAACAGCTTTCGAAACATATGAAGCATGACGGCCTTGCCCTTCATTGTCAGGCAGTACAGAGCAGCCTTGCCCGGCTTAGGCTTCCTAAACTCGTGAACCCATCCGTCCTTCATCAGACGTCGGAATCGGCTGATGTCCCATGGGAATGCAGCCTCGAATGATTTAAAATCTTTCTGTGCGAAGTACTGCTCGGCGTATAAAAACATCAGCATATCGAGGTCGGCCTGGTTGATCTGGTGCTTCTCCTTGACATAGCGAGTGATTGGTCTCCAGTATTTAAATAGATTGGCGTGTAATTCAAATTCAAATTTCATATTGCAAAAATAATGATTAAGATAGTTATAGTGGTATTTATTTTGTTAATTTTTATCACATCTATTGCTGACATATCAGAAAGGTAGTGCTATCGTCCCGAATTGTTGCGATATTTGCGACTAAAAATCCAATTATTTCGGATTATTGGGTATATTTGCAATTATGAAGCACCTAGATATAGCAAAATCACAGATGGGCAAGCGTGAGCTGCCAAAAAATTCTAACTGGGGTCCAGATGTCAAAAAATACTTAGCATCTGTAGGTATTACGTTCCCTGCAAGCTGGTGTATGGCCTTTGTATACTGGTGCGTTGACCAGCATTACCCAAAGAACCCACTTACCAAGACCGGAGGCGTGTTAGCCCAGTGGAACTCATTGCCTAAGTCGATGAAGGTAAAGGTGCCATTGCCTGGTGACATATTCATCATGAATTTTGGAAACGGCCACGGGCATACTGGATTTGTTACTGCTGTAAATGGCGACAGAATAGAGACAATCGAGGGCAACTCAAATGACGAAGGGTCAAGAGAGGGCTATGAGGTATGTGCAAAACCTGGTGGACGACCTATTTCATCGATCAAAGGATTCATTAGACTGGCGTAATAGTCATAAATTGTATCTATCTTTGCAACAAATAATATAAACAATGATGTTAAGTACACAATCTACAGATCAATCAGCCTCTAGCGGGGTAAGACAATCAACTCCATTGGCAGCTACTGGAGATTTTATCAGAAGAAGGGAGAAAACCGTATCCACTCCTGTAAGAAAGGTATCTTCAGCACCTTTAACTCCAGTAGAAAATACTAAAAGTTTTATCAAAAAAACTGAGAAGACTATTTCTCAACGTGTAAAAAAATAGCACTATGCCATTAAAGAAGGGTAGTTCGCAAAAGGTAATTAGTCAAAACATTAGGACAGAGATAAAGTCTGGCATGAAGCCTAAGCAGGCGATAGCAATAGCATTATCAAAGGCCGGTAAAACAAAGAAAAAATGATAAATTTAAGCAGTGCATCTAATTCAGATTCAAGCGAGGTACGCAAGAGTACACCATTAGCCGAAAGCGATTTCAAATACAACAAGAGACGAATTACTAACGCAGCCGTAGGCGGTGTGGTAGGGGCTGCGACAGGTTTTGCAGGTGTACCTTCAAACAAAAGTGACGATAAAACAATTGTGGTTAATAACCCAAAGGACAATGTCAGATCAATAAACAGTAAGGCTGTTGGTGCTGTAACAGGCGGGATCATTGGTGCTGTGTCAGGGTATTTTGGAACATCAAGAAGAAAAAAATAAAAAATGGGAAATAAAATTACGGGTAGAGATTACCCTTTATCAGTCACGCCAGTTGACAAATTAAGAACAACACATCCTTCATTAAAAGAAATTTCTTTTAAATCAGATGTGCCTAGTTATACATATAAGAAAGGAAGCTATACAAAAGAGGATTCCTCTTCATATAAAAAAGGGTATTTAAGTGCAAAAGATGAAGTAGCAAAAAATCCAGAAGGCAAGGGGCATATTGGTGGTAAATTTGAAAAAGGGTATCGAGCTGTAGGGCTATCTGATTCTTACAACGCAGGTTTTTCTGAAGGTAAAGATAAAGTGTTAAGAAAAAAATAAGTGGCAGACAAGACTAAAATGAAATGCAACAGACCTGTGTCATCTGACAGGGCCGGCAAGAAGATGATGGTCAAGGGCTGCTCCGGCGGTGAAGAAAAACTTCTGCACTTCGGAGCCAAGGGATACGGGAATAACTATTCAGCTGCGGCTCGTAAGAGTTTCAAGGCAAGACATAGTTGTGACACGGCTAATGATAAGCTGACTCCACGTTATTGGTCTTGTAAACATCTTTGGAAGGGGGAGGGTGGCCCAACAACAAGTAATCCTAAAAACAGACAAGGTAAATATTAATGAAAAAAGTAATCGAAAAAGCAAAAAAATTTGAGTCTAAGAAATCATTAGACGGTCCTATGAAGTTTCTGAAAGGGAATGTAGGAACTCACGTAATGCCTAATGGCAAGACAATGAAAGACAGTGCTCATAAAAAAACAAAAAAATAACATGAAAAAGAAAACGATCTCCGAATACGGAGGAAAAGAAAAGTACACATCTATGGCTGCAAAGGCCAAGCACGAGAAGAAGGAAGGTCCTAAGGTTGAGAAGAAAGAGTCTATGATGTGGAACAAGAAGAAAAAATAACCGGCTTAGGCGACGTTGTCGCAAATGTTATAACCGTGACTGGTTTGTCACGGTTTGCAAAGAAGGATTGTCTCCCGTGTAAGCGTAGGAGAGAGATGTTAAACAAAAAATTCCCTATTAATGGCACTAGGACGAACGGCGAAGTATTACAGGGACAACCCGGAGGCCCGGAAGAAGCACCAGGACTACCAAAAGGAGTATCAGAAGTCTCCTGATCAGGTAGCAAAGCGTGTAGAATTGAATAAATATAACCGTCAGCACGGCACTTACGGGAATGGTGACGGTAAAGATGCTGCACACCATAACGGCGTAATCACAGGCTACAAGAAGGCTTCGGCTAATCGTGGCAGTAAAAATGACTCTGCCGGCGACCGTCGTGCACGAGGTTCGAAGAAAAAATAATATCTTTGCAATATGCCATATCAAAAATTACAATATTCAAGAGCAAAAACCATAACGGCTTCTGCTAATTTTATAGCCCCTCCTGGGGTTACAAATACATCTGCAGTTGGAACAGATTCTACATGGACATTAAACGGTAGCGGTGTAATAACAGCTATATCGTTGAGTTCCACTTACAAGGGATCTGGGTATACTCAGCCTCCAGACATAAAAGTAACCGGCGGCTCTGGTACTGGGGCTATTATAACAGCAAATTTAGCTGCAGATGGATCAATTAATTCATTAACAATAGTAAGCGGAGGTTCTGGGTATACTGGATCAACACCTACTATAGCTATTAGTAATGAAATATTTTCATACGCTCAACCGTGCTCTATTTATTTAGGTCTCGCAAGCAGTACTGATGCATCAATAACTGTATTAACTGCAGGCGGTGATTCTGTTGTATTTAAGGGTGCGGCAAGTGGGGCTACTCTGCCAATACAGGTAGTTAAAGTAACTGACATTTATAATTATGTAAATGTACTTGGTTTATGGTAAACATTGAGAATCATCACGATTACTTATTGCTGTGGGTATTAAACGCAGCAATGGCAGCTATAGGTATGACAGATATTGACACTGTATTGAAGATAATATTATTGATAATCACTATAGGGTACTCTATCCATAAGTGGGTGATAATGATAAAAGAAAGAAATGAAAAAGACGATAATCATCCTGGCACTGGTGCCGCTTTTGTTTAGTTGTAAACTACGAAAGGTAGCATCATACAAAGAATACGTTCACGACACTATGATTGTGAAGGACACGTTTATGCGTGACAGAATCATAAGCAAGGAGTTTCACGATACGTCATATGTTGACAGCCCGTGCGACAGTGCAGGCATACTAAAGGCGTTCAGCCAGACCATTAAGGCCGACGGGGTTATGGTCAATGTGTTTAACGACCACGGCAAGATAAAGACGATAGTAAAAAAGGACGCAGACACAACATCAAGGCAAGAGCAGGTGCACGAAAAGATCGTGTCCCATGTTGAGTATAAGGAGATTGTCAAGAACAAGGTGCCTAAATGGTGCTGGTACTTGCTTGGAATCAATATGTTAATAATAATTTTTATCGTAGGAAGATGGTATTTAGCGAGCAAGGGAAGGTTTCTCATAAAAGGATTATAGGGTACATATGTACCATTTGTATGTGCACAAAGTTTTTGATGTCGCCGATAGTTGACCCAACTCTTTCCGGCAGCCTTGAGATAATATGCATAGTCGCCATAGGAGGCACGGTGGCAGAGCGATTTGCGTCTAGGCCGTCAAAAGATTTACCGGCATCACCTACTGAGCAGTAATATTTGTATCTTTGCGGTGTGGACACATTCGTAAATCTTTCAGTAATCAATAAACTCAAGGTGCCTAAAAACATCAACCTGAAGACAATCAACGGGCAGAGCTTGGTTAACTGCGGAGACGGATGCGAAAATATCGATATAACCGGTTCCTCAACGAATAGCAATGTGCTTATCGACGGAGGGACTTTTTTAGTACCTACAAACTCTGTGTTGATAGACGCAGGATCATTCGTGTAAATGGCTATAAAATTAAGAAGAGGGCTTAACTCAGATAGGATAACTATTACACCGGAGTCGGGAGAACCATTATGGACTACCGACACCAAGAAATTGTATATAGGTGACGGGACTACCGTAGGTGGTAACCTTGTAGGTGGTGGAACGGGAGATGTTGTTGGCCCTTCATCTTCTGTTAATAATTGTGTTGTTTTTTTTGACGGGACTACAGGTAAACTTATAAAGGACAGTGGGCTTACTTTATCCCCTGCCGCTTTGACAAGAGTTAATGATACAAATGTTACGTTAACTCTAGGCGGTGCTTCTGCTACATCTTTGCTAGCTGCCACGTCTTTGACATTAGGATGGACAGGGCAATTAAGCACCTCTAGAGGTGGTACTGGGTTATCAGCTTTAGGTACATCTAATCAATTAATTAGAGTAAACTCAGGCGCAACTGCATTAGAGTATTTTACTCCATCGTATATAACAACTGCTGTTACGTCTGTAGCAACTGCAGGGCTTATATCTGGGGGCCCAATAACAGGGACAGGGACTATTACTACATCAATGTCAACCGGGAAACTTGTCGGTAGAAGCACCGCTGGGATAGGGATAATGGAAGAGATAGCTATAGGATCAGGGCTAAGTTTAAGTGGTGTAACATTAAGTGCAACAGGAGGGGGAGGAGGACTACTACATGGTACTACATCAGGAACTGATACATATACTGTAACTATAGCAGGAGCTCCTGCTTATGCTGATGGAGATGCTTATCTTATAAGATTTGCTATTGGTAATACTACAAATGCTACATTAAATATAAATGCTCAAGGGGCAATACAATTATACAGAAATAATGATGGGCCTTTACTTGGAGGAGATGTAATAGCAGGTGGGGAGATGATTTGTGTATATAATTCTACAACAAATGTATTCCAATGTATAGGTGTATCACCTAATTCATTAATTGCTTATGTTACTAATGATGATTCTGTTACAATAACTAAAGGTATGCCTGTTTATGCTTTTGGTGGTGCAGGAGATAGAATGACTGTTAGGAGAGCTTACAATACAACTGATGCAACATCTGCTCAGACAGTAGGGTTAGTATTGTCTGCATCTATTGCAGCAGGACAAAAAGGACTTATAATGATGCAAGGGCTGTTGGATGGTTTAAGCATTCTTCCAACATCAACCTTTGCTGATGGGAATCCTATATATCTTGGGGCAACTGCTGGTACTATAACAAATGTAAAACCTTATGCTCCTAATCACCTTGTATATCTAGGAGTAGTTACAACAGCAAGTCCTGGTGTAGCAGGTAGAATGTATGTAAGAATTCAAAATGGGTATGAGTTAGATGAACTACATAATGTACAAGCTACAGCACCTTCTACTAATGATGTACTGTATTATTTTGGTAGCAACCAATGGAAAACAGCATCTATATCTACAGTATTAGGGTATACTCCTATACAACTATCTTCTTTAAGTGGAACAGCTCCAGTAAGTTACAATAGTGGAACAGGGGCAATCTCAATGGCAGCTGCTACTACTTCCGTAGATGGGTACTTAACAGCTGCAAACTGGACTACGTTTAACGGGAAGCAAAATGCCTTATCAGGGACTGGATTAGTAAAAAGTACAACTGGTACAATAACTTATATTACAGATAATTCTACGAATTGGGATACGGCGTATACCGACAGAAATAAATGGGATGGCGGTGCAACTGGATTAGTTGTTGCTACAGGAAGAGCGTCATTAGGGTTAGGTACATTTGCTGTTGCAAACTACCCTACTTGGTCAAGTGGAACCCCATTTGTTAAAATGACAGCAGCAGGTGCTTTCTCTCTTGATACAGCTACATATTTAACATCAGCTGTTACATCAGTTAGCGGTACAGGAACGGTTTCGGGATTAAGTTTATCAGGAACTGTTACTTCTACAGGAAATATAACATTAGGAGGTACATTAAGCACTCCTGTAAGTACTATAAATGACAGTACAACAGTTGGACAAAATTTTGTTAAATTAACTAATCCTACTGCAATTACTTTTATTCGTATAAATGCGGATAATACCGTATCAACATTAGACGCTTCTACATTTAGAACAGCTATTGGGGCAGGAACGTCAAGCACAACAGGTACGGTTACATCAGTATCTGCACTGACATTAGGAACAACAGGAATAGATTTATCAAGTTCAGTAGCTACTGGTACCACTACCCCTGTAATTACTTTAAACGTACCAACTGCTAGTGCAGCAAATCGGGGTGCTTTAAGTGCTGCTGATTGGTCCACATTTAATACTAAAGTAGGTGGTGTCACAGCTACAACGCCTTTATTTTCAAGTGGTGGGTCTACGCCAAATATTACAATTCAGCAATCAAGTGGTAGTCAGGCAGGATATTTAAGTTCAACTGATTGGAATATATTTAACAATAAGCAAGCTGCTCTTAGTCTTACTACTACGGGAACTTCAGGTACAGCAACTTTGGTGGGTGCAATATTGAACATTCCTGATTACGGGTCTGCTTTAGGTGGATATGTGCCTACAAGTAGACAATTGACTATTAATGGTACTCCGTTTGATTTAAGTGCTGATAGAAGTTGGAGTGTTGGAACGGTAACGAGTGTTGCAGCAACGGGAGGAACGGGAATAACAATATCGGGCAGTCCTATAACTACGAGTGGAACATTAACTATAACCAATTCAGCACCTGACCAACTTGTTGCATTAACTGCAAGTACCGGTATTTCGGTAAGCGGAACTTATCCAAACTTTACTATAACGAATACAAGTCCTTCAAGTGGTGGAACAGTTACGTCAGTAGCTGCTTTAACAATCGGAACGACAGGTACTGATTTGTCAAGTACAGTCGCTAATGGAACTACAACTCCTGTCATTACTTTAAATGTTCCCGATGCTTCGGTAACGGCAAGGGGTGTAGTAACAACAGGTGCGCAATCAATAGCAGGCGCTAAGACTTTTTCATCAGCGTTAACGGCATTGTCATTGATTAAAACAGGAGGCACATCAGCACAAATACTTGCTGCCGATGGTTCAATTATTACCGCAGGAACTAATGTAACTATTAGTGGTGGTCTTATTTCTGCAAGTGGAGGAGGTGGTTCAGCAGGTGATTATCTTAGCACATTAACAGGGGCTGAAATAGCAATTGCCACAACTGCTACCGCTACAATTAGTCGGCAACATTTAATAAGCGGAACAACTGCTGATTATATAGTTACACTACCTGCTGCAAGTGGCAATACAGATAAGTTTATAGGCATTAGAATATCAACAAGTGCAACTCGATTTTTTACAATCAAAGGTAACGCAAGTGAATTGATTGATGGGGTGAATACTCGTATTATGTGGAAAGGCGAGACGGCTATTTTATATTGCGATGGTACAGGATGGAAGAAGATGGCAGGGTTAAGTATTCCAATGACTTGTCAAATGTATCAAACATCCGTAAATACAACATTGTTTCTAAATAATACAGATACAAAAGTTCCTATTACAGGAGTAAAAGTAAATAACACTGGCTTTATGGCAAATACTGGAAGTCGAAGAATTGACATAAAAAGAGGTAGTATCTATTCTTTAAAAGGTGCTGTCTCATATAATAATTTTTCAGTAAATTCACCACGAGCATTAACTCAAATTAGAGTAAATGCGGCAAGTGTGTGTAATTCAGATTGTTCAGCATTAATTGGAAGTTATGCAACTCCATTTGCTACGACTGATTTGACTTTAAATTTGAATGATTATGTAGAATTATGGGGACTTCAGACAAGTGGGGCAACGCAAGGTGTATGGGGTCACGCAACAATAGTAGCAACAATGGTTTTAGCAACAGAAATAATAACTTGGTAAAAAATGAATACATACACACAAATTAAGCCTATAAATTTTCCTACTAAAGGGATTGGCAATTACATAAAAATTACGGCAGATTCTTTTATTTTAGGGTCAAATAGCGTCCCATTAAATTGGGTTATTTATGAAAATATAAATTTAATATCTTCTGCTCCTCCATTAGAAGGCAAGATTATTACATCAGGTGCAGTCATTATGGCTGATGCTGATTTAGAAACTTGGGGTTCTGATGATAATGTAGCAATTGATTTTGTATTAAATAAAATTGGCGTTATAAAATATTAAGTAAACAATATTTCATTACCTTTGCAATATGGAATTATCATCATACCCTATAGGCACAATAACTGCTGACACAAAATTTCTTGGAAGCAATTCAGATGGAGAAACAAAAAATTTCTATGCATCTGACATTCAAACATATGTATCAGGAGCTACTGGAAACGTGGTAGATACTAGAGCTAACTACAATGCATCGGTTTCAAATTTAGGTGGATTTATTACATTTTCTGTTTCAGATAAAGAGCTTTTTTTGCCTGGAAGCACGGATACGTCATTCCCTATTGGAGGGTCACTGCAAGTGCAATTAACGGTAGCTGGTAGAGTTTCAATAACAAAAGGGTCTGGCTGCACTTTAACTGGAGAACAATATATAGCTACAATAAATAAAGTCCTTACAATAAAAAGATTGTCGTCTACGGTATGGACGGCTTATTAACAATTAAAATAGAATAAAATGGAAACAGTAACAACGGAAGAGCTAGAACAGATAGACTCCACAAGACAAAAAGTTTTTGACCTCAAAAACGACATTGCAGAAAACATCATCTTTGAAGAGCGATGCAAGGCGGACCGATCACGTCTGATGTTTAACTTCAATCAGGCAGAGACCGAGTACGGTGATGTGCAAAAGCAAATCAAGGAAAAGTACGGAGAGATTACGGTCAATTTGCAGACAGGAGAAATCGTTCACAACGGTGATTAGGAAGATATCTGTAGGTTCTGACTATAAGACGGCGATGCATTACATCGTCGGTCAGAAGGTTATGCAAGACCAGTTCATCATCCACAACATCGAGAACACCAGCGACGGGTTCAAGGTGTGGATAGAGAACTCCGGCAAGGAGGTAATGGCGTGGAAGTTTTTCAACTTCACTATGCCTGTATCAATTGAGTACAATATAGAATTTTAATTATGAGATCACCGTTCTGCTTTATAGCCGAACCGGTAGGGGGTAATAGGTACGACTCTGTGTCGGACTCAGGGATAGTCCTGAGTGCTTCACAGGAGGACCATACAGCCACCAACCGCATGGCTAAGGTAATATCAGTCCCTGTATATTATAAGGGGCCTGTAGTGCCAGGAGACACCCTCCTTGTACATCACAACACATTTAGGAAGTACTACGACATGAAGGGTCGTGAGCGTAACGGACCGTCGTACTTCAGGGATAATATGTACTTTATCTTTGACGACCAGTACTTTATGTATAAGCACGACGATGTATGGATGGCACCAGACCCGTATTGCTTCATCAGGCCTACAGAGGAACCTCTTATGGGGGAGATTGCCTACATTAATACCGAGATGTTGGCTATGGGGATGGAGATTGGCGACATTGTGTCGTTCCAGCCTGAGTCGGAGTACGAGTTTAATATTGAGGGTGAGAAACTTTATAGAATGTTTACAAAGAACATATGCCTAACGAAGATTTAAAGAAGGAAATAATAAAGGCCGGACGTATCGCCATCAAGGAGCTTATCAAGGTAGCCAAGGAGGAGATCATAGGCAGCATCGATGCAGAGGACTCTCTGTCTGCGGATAAGTTAAAGTCAGCAGCCCAGGCAAAGCGTATAGCTATCGAGGACTCGTTCAGCATCCTGCAACGCATAGAGGAGGAGGAGTCTAGGATGTCAACCGCATCGGTGCCAGATAACATTAAGTCAAACGAAGGCTTTGCAGAACGTAAATCAAGGTAATGTATACAATAGAGAAGGATCTCATACAGAAGAGTGTAGTTACTAGCTTTAATAAGGGCAAGAAATGGGCCTATGGGTACAACGAGAAGTACGACATTGTCGTAATCTCTAAGGACGGAACAATTGGCGATATATACAACATCAACGGAGTAAAGATCGCCCTGCCTGAAGCCCCTAACAGCGTTGAGAACAAGGGCGGGGTATGGACGGTAGAGAAGTACCCAGACGAGCTAAAGGCGATATCGTCAATGTTCGAATGGAACGATAGGGACAATATATTCAAGTCAAAGTGGGTCAACTACATCGAAGACCAGTTTGATCGAAGGGAGTACGGTCATTGGTTCGTAAACAAGAAGACGCCTACCTATATGACCGGCACACACTGGATGTATTTGCAGTGGAGCAAGACCGACGTAGGTCTACCAGACTTCCGTGAGTCTAACAGGATATTTTTTATCTACTGGGAGGCCTGTAAGGCTGACAACAGGTGCTTCGGGCTGTGCTATCTAAAGAACAGACGTTCCGGGTTCTCGTATATGGCCTCGTGCGAGGTTGTCAACACAGGTACGCTCACCAAGAACGGTCACCTAGGGATAATGTCCAAGACCGGTCCGGATGCCAAGTCAATGTTTACGGACAAGGTGGTGCCTATCAGTCAGAACTACCCGTTCTTCTTTAAGCCGGTGCAGGATGGTATGGATAAGCCGAAGACGGAGCTATCGTACAAGGTGCCAGCGGCAAAGATCACCAAGAAGAATATGTACAATGTTGACTCGTCAACTGTTTCAGGGCTGGACACGGTTATTGACTGGAGAAGCACGTCAGACAACGCCTATGATGGTGAAAAATTAAAGCTATTGATCGAGGACGAGGCCGGTAAGATTGTCAAGCCTGAGAATATATTGAACGGGTGGCGTGTAAGAAAGACCTGTCTACGTCTGGGTAGCCGTATCATCGGTAAGTGTATGATGGGCTCGACTTCGAACGCATTATCCAAGGGTGGTGCGAACTACAAGAAGATGTACGAGGACTCTAACCCAAGGAATCGAAGTGCCAACGGACAGACTAAGAGCGGACTATACTCGCTGTTCATTCCTATGGAGTGGAACTTTGAGGGCTATATAGACAAGCACGGGTTCCCGATACTCACGGTGAATGAAGGGTCCGAGGTAGAGAACATGGAGGGCGACAAGGTAAAGATAGGCGTAATTGAATATTGGAACAACGAGGTTGCCGCATTAAAATCGGACTCAGACGCACTGAACGAGTTTTACAGGCAGTATCCAAGGACAGAGTCTCACGCATTCCGTGACGAGTCGAAGGAGTCTCTATTTAATCTGACCAAGATATACCAACAGATCGACTATAACGACGGACTGATAAAGGGCAAGTACCTGACAAGAGGATACTTTAGTTGGATGCACGGCGAGAAGGATACGAAGGTGGTATGGACTCCTGACCCTAAGGGTAGGTTCCTTGTAAGCTGGATACCTGACGCCAATATGCAGAACAATGTTATTGAACGCAACGGCGCAAAGTACCCAGGCAATGAGCACCTAGGTTCGTTCGGCTGTGACCCATACGATATCTCAGGAGTTGTAGGAGGAGGCGGATCAAACGGCTCTCTGCACGGAATGACAAAGTTCCACATGGAACACGCACCTAGCCACGAGTTCTTTCTTGAGTATATCGCACGTCCTCAGACTGCAGAGATATTTTTCGAAGACGTCTTGATGGCCTGTTTCTTTTACGGTATGCCGGTGCTGGCGGAGAATAACAAGCCCCGTCTGCTGTATCATTTCAAGAACAGGGGATACAGAAGGTTTGCATCAAACAGACCTGACAAGCCTCTGGCAAAGCTATCTGTAACAGAAAGAGAGATAGGCGGTGTGCCCAACAACAGCGAGGACATGAAGCAGGCTCACGCCGATGCTATTCAGACGTATATTGAGAAGTATGTTGGGCTAGATATGGAAGGTACATATCGAGATCCAGACGAGATGGGATCGATGTATTTTATCAGAACGCTTGAGGATTGGGCAAAGTTTGATATCAATAATAGAACAAAACATGATGCCTCCATAAGTTCCGGGTTAGCAATTATGGCAAATCAACGCCATATGTATGTCCCTGAGGTAAAAAAGAGTAAAATAATCGTTAACTTTGCGACTTACGACAACTCTGGTAGAGTTAGCCAAATAAAAAAGAATGAAGGATATTAAGCCGAACGTAATAATAAACCCAATCACGTTTCCTAATGTATTAGTGTCAGATGCTGAGAAGGCTAGCCAAGAGTTCGGTCTTCGTATAGGCCAAAGTATTCAATACGAATGGTTCAGACGTTCTGGGAATAGCTGTAGGTTCTATGATCAATGGGTAGATTTTCACAGACTTAGACTATACGCAAGGGGTGAGCAATCGATCGCCAAGTACAAGGCTACGTTTGACCCACAGGGAGACCTATCTCACCTTAATTTAGACTGGACTCCTGTGCCGGTTATCCCTAAGTTCGTTGACATCGTTGTTAACGGGATGCAGGAAAGAATCTACAAGGTAAAGGCAGAGGCTGTAGATATAATGTCTGCAGAAAAAAAGAACGCCTTCCAGGATATGGTCGAGGCTAATATGTACGCAAAGGATGCACTGATGTCGATCAAGCAAAACTTTGGCGTAGATGCATTTGACATACCTCCAGACCAATTGCCAGAGAACAAGCAAGAGTTGAACCTGTATATGCAGCTCAACTACAAGCCAAGTATCGAGATAGCCGAGGAGGTCGCCATCGATACGGTGATGCAGCAGAACAAATACGATCTAGTAAAGAAGCAGGTAGACTATGACCTAACGGTACTGGGTGTCGGAGGGTGCAGACATATGTTCTACCCTAACTCAGGTATCAAGATTGATTATGTTGACCCGGCCAATGTCGTGTACTCATATACCGAGTCGCCTACATTCGATGACGTGTTCTACTGGGGCGAGGTGAAGCAAGTTCCAATATCTGAGCTGTATAAAATAAAGCCAGATCTTACAAAGGACGAGCTCAACGAGATATCAAACCTAGGATCTGCTTGGTATGACTACTACGGAGTAATGAGAACGTACAGAAACGATCTATTCCAAAGGGATGTGGTCACACTTTTGTACTTCAACTATAAGACAGACAAGAAATTTGTCTACAAGAAAAAGAAATTAGACAACGGGATGGAGAAGGTAATCCGAAAGGACGAAGGCTTCAACCCTGAGCAAAACGATAACTTTGAAAGGATAGAGAGACGTATCGATGTGTGGTACGAAGGCATAATGGTGATGGGTAGCTCGTATCTGCTGAAGTGGGAGATGGCAAAGAACATGGTTCGCCCTCAGTCTGCCTCTCAGTATGCATTATCGAACTACGTGTTCTGTGCACCTAGACTATACAAAGGCGGAATAGAGTCATTGGTAAGACGTATGATTACGTTTGCCGATCTTATCCAATTGACACACCTAAAACTCCAGCAGGTCTTGTCTAAGATGGTGCCGGACGGTGTGTTCTTGGATGCAGACGGTATCAACGAGGTAGACCTAGGTACGGGTGCCGCATATAACCCTGAGGATGCACTTAGATTGTACTTCCAGACAGGTAGCGTCATCGGCCGAAGCTACACTCAGGACGGAGAGTTCAATCACGCCAAGATACCTATCCAACAGCTTACGGCTAACAGCGGTCAGGACAAGATAGGCAGCCTGGCCAATACGTATAATCATTATTTAAGTATGATACGTGATGTCACCGGTCTCAACGAGGCTCGTGACGGATCGACGCCTGATGCAAACGCATTGGTTGGCGTTCAGAAACTAGCTGCGGCAAATTCAAACACCGCCACAAGGCATATCTTACAGGCCAGCCTGTTTATCACCAAGCGTATGGCAGAGGCATTATCGTGTCGTATCGCAGACGTGTTGGAGTACTCTGAGTTTAAGGAAGAGCTATCTATGCAAATAGGTAAGTACAGTGTGGCTACTCTTGAGGATATCAAGAACCTATATCTACACGACTTTGGAATATTCATCGACGTTGCACCTGACGAGGAAGAGAAGGCTATACTTGAGCAGAACATTCAGATGGCTCTCAAGGGAGGGCAGATCAATCTTGAGGACGCTATCGATATCAGAGAGATGAAGAACATCAAGCTGGCCAATGAGTTGCTGAAGAAGAAGCGTAAGGACAGAAACAAGCAGCGAATGGACGAGGAGAAGCAGAAGATGGATATGCAAACACAAAGCAATGTCCAGTCAACGCAGGCAGCGTCTCAGGCAAAGGCCCAGGCTACACAGGCGGAGGCTCAGATAAAGATGCAGGTAATGCAGTCCCAGCATCAGTTCGATATGGATAAGATGAAGGCAGAGGCAGAGCTCAAATTGCAGTTAATGACAAAAGAATTTGAGTTCAATATGCAGCTAAAGGGTGCAGAGACAGGACTTCAGGACAAGCGTGATAAGATGAAAGAGGACGCAAAAGATAACAGAACAAAGATCCAGGCAACTCAGCAATCAAAGCTGATCGAGCAACGTAAGAAGGATCTACCTCCTACCGATTTTGAGTCAAATGAGGATTCACTTGACGGATTTTCGTTGAACGAATTTTCTCCTCATTAGGAGTTAATCAAATGTTATCATAACTTTGTACGCAAATTAAATATAATATGGAATTTACAACTGTAAGGGAAGTCCCGCACGAAGAAAAATCAGTGCAAGAGATAGAGGCATCGCTTCTAGCCAAGCACGAAGAGGAACATCAACAGGCAGCTGCCTCACAAGAGCCGGCAGCCGAGGTCGCCCAATCAGCACCGGAGTTTGATGAAAAAATAGTTCTTACACATATTAAGGATAGATACAATAAAGAGTTTAGCTCTGTCGACGAGATGTTATCTCAACGCCAGGCTAACGAGGACCTCCCTGAAGACGTGTCTGCATTCTTCAAATTTAAGAAGGATACAGGACGAGGGATCGATGACTTTGTTAAGGTTAACAGAGACTTCGAAAAGGAGGACCCAAAGAAATTGCTGTCGGAGTATATGGCTATGAATAACCCTGACCTTGACCCGGACGATATTATGTTCGAGATAGATCAGAAGTATAGCTATGACGAAGAGTTTGATGACGAAAGAGAAATCAAACAGAAGAAGATAGCAATGAAAAAAGACCTTTCTGATGCTCTGAAGTTTTTCAACCAACAAAAGGAACAATACAAGATGCCGCTTGGGTCAAGCGACGCCTCAGTTCCTGGTAACGAGAGAGAATCTTACGAGCAATATAAAAGAACTATGCAAGAGGCGGCTAGTTCTCAAGAGAATAGTAAGAAGCAGTCTGATTATTTCGTCCAAAAGACAAACGACTTGTTCAATGATAAATTCAAAGGTTTTGAGTTTAATATCAATGGCAAGGAATTGGCTTACAAACCGGGCGATACAGAAAAGATTAAGCAATCCCAGATGGACGTGAACAACTTTATTAAGAATCACGTCAATGAACAAGGGTTCCTTAAAGACGCTGCTGCTTACCATAAGTCATTGTCGGTCGCAATGAATCCGGACGCATTCGCAAAGCATTTCTACGAACAGGGGCAGGCAGACGCCATCTCTGATTCTACAAGAGAGATGAAGAATATTGATATGGGTGGAGTGAGACGCTCACCTGAGGTCACAAGCAAGGAAGGATTTAAAGTAACCGTTATTGACGACGAAAGAGGTAATAGCCTCAGAATAAAAAGCAACAAAAATCGTTAACAACAAAAAAAATTAAAAAATGGCAGGAACATTATCGGCTACACCCACATATGGGTTAACCCCGGCCCCAGTAAAGGTGGCCTCAACAACAAATTACATTAACAATTTCAATTTCTTGAATCAGTATCTTCCGGATACTTACGAAAAAGAATTTGAGCGTTATGGCAATCGATCAATCGCATCATTCTTACGTATGGTAGGAGCAGAGATGCCGACTAACTCAGACATGATCAAATGGTCAGAGCAAGGTCGTTTACACATGAAATATACAGGGATGGCCCCAAGTGCCTATACTGCAGGTACACAAGTATTTACAGTAGCAAGTAGCGGTACGCACGCATTTAGAGTTGGCCAGACTGTTTTCTTATCGGGAACTAATGGCGCATCTCAAAAAGCGTTAATAACAGCTGTAGCATCACCTGCTACAACTTTTACTGTAGCATACTATTCAATAAATACATCTGCTTCTGATCCGTTTGGTTCGGGCACAGTTACAGCATTTGTATATGGATCTGAGTTCCAAAAAGGGACAGCCGGTATGGATGGATCTCTTGAGGCAAAAGATGAGTTCTTTGACAACAAGCCGATTATCATTAAAGACAACTATCAAGTATCAGGATCTGACATGGCTCAGATTGGATGGGTTGAAGTAGCGTCTGAAAATGGAGCGACAGGTTATCTGTGGTACATTAAGTCAGAGCACGAGACACGTCTTCGTTTTGAAGATTATCTTGAAATGGCAATGGTAGAGGGCGTACCAGCAATAGCTAATTCTGCGGCTTTAAATAGTTTGTCTCCTAATAGTACAATTACTGGTGGGGCAACAGGCCAAACATCAGCAGGTACCAAAGGATTGTTTTATGAAGTCAATGAGCGTGGAAACGTATGGTCAGGTGGTAACCCACAAACATTGAATGACTTCGATGCAATTATCCAACGTCTTGACAAGCAAGGTGCTATCCAAGAGAATGCAATCTTCTTAAATCGTCAGTTCAGCTTCGATATCGATGATATGTTAGCTGCCCAAAACAGTTACGGTGCTGGCGGTTCTAGCTTCGGATTGTTTGACAATGACAAAGAAATGGCGTTGAACTTAGGTTTCACAGGATTCCGTAGAGGTTATGATTTCTACAAAACTGACTGGAAGTATTTAAACGACGCTACATTGCGTGGTGATATTTCAGCAGGTGGAATTAACGGTGTCCTTGTACCAGCAGGCTCTACAAACGTATATGATCAAGTGTTAGGCAAAAACGCCAAACGCCCATTCTTGCACGTTCGATACAGAGCAAGCGAAACAGAAGATCGTCGTTATAAAACTTGGATCACAGGCGGTGCCGGCGGTGCAGCTACAAGTGATTACGATTACATGAAGGTTAACTTCTTATCTGAAAGAGCATTATGTGTTCTAGGTGCGAATAACTTCTTCTTATTCAAAAACTAAACAAAAACAGGGGCTTCGGCCCCTGTATTTTAAATCTTTAAAAATTAAATTAAATGAAACAGGAATTAAAAGACAGGACTTACGTTTTAAATGGGGATGCAACTCCAATATCGTTTATGTTAGCGTCAAAACACACACAAAAGAACCCACTATTATACTGGGACGAGGTAAAGCAAGTCAACAGGGAGTTACGATATGCTCGTAACCAAAAGAGCCCATTCGTTGATGAGCAAGACGATCACTTTATTTTAGAGCACGTCACATTCATAGACGGATCATTATCAGTTCCAAAGACAAACCCAGTTCTACAAGCATTTTTAAGTATGCACCCAGGATTCGGCATTACATTTATGGAGCTTGACTTTGAAAAAATTGCTAAAGAAGAGGTTGATAATCTAAACAAAGAGGTTGACGCATTGATAGCCGCTAAAGGGCTTGCAATGGACGCTGCAGAATCTGTGCTTCGTGTGATGACAAATGCTAATGTAGACAAGATGACATCTGATGAGATTAAGCGTGACATATTGATATATGCCAAACGCAATCCAGAAGAGTTTATGGATGCTATTGACGATCCACAATTAAAACTATACAGTACTGCATCAAAGGCTTTATCAAATGGTACGTTTGTCCTTAAAAATAATAACAAGGATATCTATTTCAACATCGGAACAAATAAAAAGAAGTTGTTGACAATACCATTTGGAGAGGAACCGGTGCAAGCTATAGTCTCGTTTTTAATTACTGACGACGGAATTGAAGTTTTAAAGATGCTCGAAACGAAACAAAAATAACATAACTTTGTAAAAATAAAAAAAATGAAAAAATTCCTTCAATTTGCTTTAACAGCATCACCATATTCTACAACGGCTCCAGGCAAATGCTTGGTAGGTTTGGATAACATTACGAATATGCAGCCAGGTAGCACGTCTACATTGCTTATATATTACATAGCTGGGACATCTGCGTCTAAATTAACTATAACATTTGCTGCTGACTCATCATATGGCACACATTACGCCATAATGCAAGCGGTTAGCGATTCAATGGTTTCTGCAGCTATGCCAGGCGGTGTGTATGTAATGCCTACACTACCTGTAGCATCAGGTGCATCAACTGCTAATGTAATAACAACAATTGCTTACGCTTAATAAAAAAAAATATGAGTAAAATACTTTCAATACCTACATCAATGATAGGTTCGCACATAACATACGGTGATGGTACCGCAACATTCCCAGTAGGCTCTATTGTATATACTAATATATCAGGGTCAACATATGCTAACGCCGTAATAGTGTCAGGGACATTTGCAGCTAGTGGAACGGCTCTGCCTACTACTACAACCCCTAACACTACATTTACGTATGGTACGACTAGCAATTTAGTATGTTTAGGCAAGCTAAATACAGCTGCTACTACAGCTTGGGCTTCAGGAACGTCATTTACAATTGGTCAGTTTATAACAAACGGTGGCAACACATATTATGTTACTACAGCTGGTTCATCTACAGATGCCCCGACTAATGTATCAGGTTCTAGTGGGGCCTTAACTGGGGGTACTTTAGTTGTAAGTTATGTTTCGGCATCTACGGCTTGGGTTACTGGTACTTCGTACAACGCAAATACAATTATTACACATGCAGGTAATATGTATTTAGTAACAACTACTGGTTCGTCTACTACGGCCCCGACTAATACATCAGGTTCTAGTGGGGCATTAGCAGGGGGAGCTTTAGTTGTAAGTTATATAGGGAAAGCTACAGTTAGCGGGACTCAATGGACAGCATCTAGAGCTCTTGTTGCAAATAATATTGTTTATTGGGGAGGTAATATATATGGGGCTACAGGAACCGGGACTACGGATGCAACTACCGCTCCTACTCATACGTCAGGAAGCGTAACTAACGGTACAGTGGCTCTTAAATTTATTGCATCTTACTACAGCCCAGGGATGCCTTGGGTGCCGAATGTAACGTATCCTCAGTATTCACGAATATACTACGGACAAAATACATACGTAGTAACATCTGCTGGATCATCTACATCTGCCCCATCAGGCATCACTTCTGAAACGCTATCAGGCGGAGATGGGGGTTTATCCGTGTTGCTTATATGCAACATAGGATCTAAGTATGTAATTAATGTTGATAATATTTTGACAGTTCAGCCAGTAAATACATACGCTACTCAGATAAAATATCTGAATACGAATGGGGATGTAACCAATATTAATATCAACTCTGTATCTCCGGATTCTTCATATTCTACTCATTTTTCAATAATGGAATCATTTGATAAGATGGCAGAAAAAAGATACGCAGGAAGTTTAGGTACATACGGTCTATCATTATCATACAACGGTGTTTGGTTCCCGAACTTAATATCGTCTGTATTTATGTCTTAATCTAACCAGTCATAACGAATCAGAGCTCACCTTAACGGGTGGGCTTTTTTTTGTACCTTTGCGATATGATTGACAAGGTTAGACAAACTGTAATGTATGTCTTGAGTAAAGACAACAATGGGTACATCACCCCAGACGAGTTCAATAAGTACGCCGACATGGCTCAAAATGAGATATTCCAAGAGTATTTTGGAAGGTACAACGACTACAAGAACAAGATGAAGCTGGGTCGAGTAAACTCTGGCTATGCAGACATAGTAAAGCAGATGGAGCAGGCTATCGATTATTTCACATCTAATACAATTTGTGCTAAAGCATTTTCTCCTGCAAAATTTGCTGTTACCGTACACCCTACAACCGGGGCTATTTTAAATGTCGACATACTTTCACCTGGTGCAGGGTATGATCCGACTCTAATTGCTTCGCCATTGGTTATAATATCATCAACGCCCCCTACAACGGCTGCAACTATATTATACTCAACCGATGCATTAGGGAATGTAATAAATACGGTTATTGTATCTCCTGGTTCTGGATATCCAAATGTAGTAACAGCAATGGCGGATAATACAGGTAACGCAGGCCAGTCATATGACCTTCCTGCTGATTGGTTTCTTCTAAATGCAGTATATTTAAATGGCAAAGAGGTGCAGCCTGTATCTCAACAGAAGCTATATTATCTTTTAAACTCGAATTTAACGGCACCTACAGAGACATACCCATCATATGTAATGCACGGAAATTCTATTGAGTTATACCCTTCTTCAATACAAGACGATCTTGAATTATTTTATATCAGATACCCAAAAATCCCAAATTGGACTTATACTTTAATTTCAAATGGGCAACCCGTTTTTGATTTTAGTTCTACATTGTATCAAGACTTTGAGGTAGCTGAAACTGAGTATGTTAAGTTAGTTTTAAAGATATTACAATATTGTGGGGTACAAATACGTGAGCAAGAGGTTGTCACATACGCAGCTCAACAAGAGCAGATTACACATCAAACTGAAAAACAATAACATTGACAGATCAACAATATTACAGCAATAGCACTAACTTCGGAAGCTACCAATATGTATCTCTAGCAGACATCGTCAATAATTTTATGTTGATGTATGTAGGCGACGAGATGCAGGCCTCATACAATACGAATAGGTATAACGTCATCTTCCATGCAAAGAGAGGTATCCAAGAGCTTAATTATGACGCCTCAAGAGAGATACTTACAATGGAGTCAACTTTAACTGATAGCTTAAAATTGGTGCTACCGTCAAATTACGTTAATTACGTTAAGGTTAGCAAAAATGTCTCTGGGGTTCTAATGCAAATATTCGAATCTCCTAGAGCTAATAGAAGCGAATCATTGCTAGCTGATTTTAATGGGGACATTGTATACGATTATCTTGGTAATTCATTAAATGTTGAAGGGCTACTTACACAAAATGCTTTAAACGGAATGCCTCTACAATGGTCTCCGTACAATTACTGGGGGTGGTTCATAAACGATCAGTGGTACTTCCCTCAGAATTGGGTAAGATACGGGCTTAACACAGAGGAGGCTAATAATAATGGAACATTCCGTGTGGACAAGTCTGCAGGGGTAATGAATTTTAATTCATCGCTGTCAGGAAGCAGTATAGTAATTGAGTATATATCAGATGGGCTTAGTTTTGACGATAGCAATATTATGATCAACAAGCTGGCAGAAGAATATATCTACGCTTACATAAAATGGGCCTTAATAAGTGCCAAATCAAATGTTCAAGAGTACGCTATTTCACGAGCAAAAAAAGATAAAATGTCCGCATTGAGAAACGCCAAAATAAGGCTCAGTAATATTCATTCGGCTAGATTGTTAATGACACTAAGAGGTCAAGATAAATGGATTAAATAATGAAGATAACCAATACGTTTTTAGGTGGGAAGATGAATATGGATATTGATCAAAGGCTTTTGCCTAAGGGTCAGTATTTTAAGGCACTTAACATAGAGGTTATTAACTCTGAAAACGAGTCTAGCAATTTAGCATATGGAGACTCAGGCACCCTAAGAAATTCTTTGGGCAATAAACAGCCAGTGAATGGGGCTGGCGGGTCGCTTAATGTTACAAACATCTCTGGAGGGGCACTCGTTGCCCCTAGATGTATAGGGGCCTGCATAAACCCCCAGTCAAACTCTATTTACTGGCTAATTACGTCAACATACGAGGACTTGATAGTAGAGTACCTAGACACGCCTAATGTTACTCCTACGGGAGGAGCTGCAGGAACTGCAGGTGCTATTTCGTATATCGCTAGAGCGGTTAAGCCTACGGCTACTGGCAGTGGCAAGTACTTCAACTTTAACATAAACTACCCTGTCACGGGGATGAATTACTTCAACGGGTTCTTAATGTGGACGGACAATCTGAACCCTCCAAGGATGATAAACGTCAACACGTTTAAAACTTGGACAACGCCTGCTGTTAACTTTGCGTGGAATCAAGATGATATAAACGTAATTGTCAAACCCCCATTAACAGCACCGACTGTTGAGTTAACAGGTATAGGTGTAGAAGGGAATTACATAAGCGAAAAATTTATTTATTTTTCATATAGGTATAAATACACAGATGGGAGATGGAGCTCAATAGCCCCATTTAGCAAGGTGGCCTTTAAACCATCTGTCTTTTCATATAACGCCTATACTGGATATAATGCGGGTATGTTAAATACAATAAGCTCTGTTTTTATAACTGTAGCTACAGGTGATAGGCAGGTAACAGACATTCAGTTTTTATTTAAAGATTCGTCTCAGCCTAATGTTTATATAATAGAAACAATAAACAAAGCAAAGCCAATTATAAGCACGTCAATTATACCTGATAACTCTTTATGGACATATAAAAAATTTGATAACACTAAAACATATTCTTCTTTACCGTCATCACAATTAACTAGATTATTTGACAACGTGCCTACCAGGGCCCTTGGGCAAGATATTATAGGTAGCCGGCTAATTTATGGTAATTATACTCAGTATTATAATATGATAACTACTAATAACGCAGCTGTTATCCCAAATTTTACAATACAAAAAAAACAACAAGAAATATTAATTAACCAGGTAGAGCCTTCGTTAAAAACAAATCGAGATTATGAATTTGGGTTAATTTATCTTGACAATTATGGCAGGATGTCTACGATAATAACATGCCCTACAAATACCTGCAGAATAAATAATTCAGTTTTAAATATGCCGGGGGCTAATGGCAATCCAAAATTAAAAAATTATGTAGAGTTAAGTATATTCCATACACCGCCATATTGGGCTACTAAATATAGGCTGGCAATAAAACAAAGTGCAGGAGAGTATTACAATATTTTCCCTTTGTCTGTTATCCCAAAGGGGCCGTATTCGTTTTATAGACTAAGTCCTGCAGATAAGGATAAAGTAAGTATAGGAGATTTTGTAGTAATAAAATCTACGTATGAAGGGATAACCTATTCAGATAAGCAATACAAAGTTATTGATATAGTTGTTGTAGGGCCAGGTACTCCTGAGCCAGAAGGGCTTTATATAAAAATATCGTATTTAACTACAAATGCAATAGCCCCTGTTAATACGTTTTCTCCTATAGACATACTTGGAATGTCGTCAAATATATCAAACGTCCCATCATGGAATGCAATTCCATCAAACCCAGTTGACTATTCGCCAATTATATTTTACCCGTATTCAGGCCTGTCTTTTAAAACATTTGATATAACTTACAATATGTTAATCAACGTGCCTAAAGATAGAAGAATATTTATGTCGTATGCAGGTATAAATTCACTTGGGCAGCATTGTTTAAATTATAGAGATTTTAATTCATCGCAAAACATAAACCCCACTCCTGTCCCATTTAGACAGCCAATTACAAATGCATCTATACCTGTTCCTATATATCTAACCACATATACATCTACTCCAATAGGCCCTTTATATGGGAATGTTATTATATCGCCATCTTTGGCAATGACATCTGGAGATTCTTGGAGATTAAATTTATATAGCAAAACATCATCAGCTAAAACAATAGCAGGTAATTTTATTAGTAAATTATCTATAGTAATCCCGTCCAACAACCCATCTACAATATACCCAGGGGCTGAAATATATTTTAGTCAGTTAAAAGAGGGCAGCTTAGGGTTATCAAATCTTAACCCGCCTATATTTACATCTCCATATATGACATATATAGCTCCAACGCAATATGTAGATATGCAGGAATGGTTTTGGGAAAGCGGGGCATATAGTACGTATGCTCAAACAAATGGTAATAATAATACTGGGTATAGTAATGTGTTTTTTAGATACGGAACTGGCATAACGAATACGCAGATCCCATCTACGAATTGGAGTACAGATCAAATACTGCCAAATACTGTCGGTAACTTATCAACTATTGCATCTGCTACTATATTTATGTTAGTGTCAACTAATTTAACCCTTGGTTCAAATTATTATTCGTATATGACTTTTGAGTTGCCGGCCGGTATGACTGGTAATTATGGCGGGTTTTCTATAACATATCAAAAAAATTTTTTATGCTTGGAAACTGTACCTAAAATATCAAATAACTCTGTGTTTCACGAATGCACAGAAAATTTAAGCATATACGAAGATGCTTTCGGTAGGAAAAAACATGAAGGCAACTTGTTGGCTTCAGGTACCGTTCAAAATCAAACTAATATGTTGCCAGCTATAGTAAGTTTAAGGCAAGATAATTTTTCTGCTTTTAACAATAGCTTTAACTGTTGGGCATTCCCTAATGGGGTTGAGTCGGATAGAATAAAAGACGAATTTAATGCTCCAACAATGGAATGGTCGCCTAGGGTATCCGTTCCAATAGAAGACTATGGAGAACAGATCGTTTCAGAGGGGCTTACATATAGCGGTGTCTACAAGCAAGACTCAAACGTAAATAATCTTAACCAGTTTAATATATCCCTTGGTAACTTTAAATACTTGGATAAGTCATTCGGGTCTGTACAAAAGATAAAATCAAGAAACACTGACCTTGTTGTCTTACAACAAGACAAGGTATCAAAGGTGCTCTTTGGCAAGAACCTTCTTAGCGACTCAACGGGTGGCGGTCAAGTAGCAAGTATCCCAGAGGTATTGGGCACACAGATTGCATATCAGGGGGAGTTTGGAATCAGCAATAACCCTGAGTCATTCGCACAATGGGACGATAATATGTTCTTCACAGATAGCCAGAGAGGTGCAGTGCTTCGCCTTGGCAATGACGGATTGTTTGAGATATCTAGCAATGGAATGAAAGCATTCTTTAACACTAGCTTTAAATCACAGCCTGACACATTGAAGATTGGCGTATTTGATCCGTACTACAAGAGATACATACTTTCAGAAACAGGATTTAGTAAATCACAATCATTACCAAGCATCACAGTAGTAAATGACCCATTAGATACCCTAGGAGCAACATTCCCATTAGGTGATGACGGATCAATAATAATGTCAGCAAGCGGTAATATTTTCCCATAACACAATACTATGTCATACATAAATATATCATCAAATACAACGTGGACAGCTACCGGACCTGCATGGGTAACTAATTTGCCTATGGCTGGATCTGGGAACTTTAGCCTTGCACCAATATGTACTTCAAACACAACAGGGAACAAGCGTTCGGGCAGCATAACTATTACATATGCAAATGCATCCGCTACAGTTACTACAGTCCCAATTGTCCAGTTTGCGGAAAATTATGTAGACGCCAAGATATATATACTTGGGCTAAGTGATGATGTTGGGCAAAAAGTAAAATTTGTTATAGACACGCCATACGAAGACATGTATAGCAATAACGCAGGGTGCGGAGAGACTATAGATATATCTAACAATCCACAGGTAGGGGTAATTCCTGTAACAGGGGATACTGTGAGTATATATGTAAGTGCAATAGGATATACTAGTGTGGAGAAGCCATTTGTGCCTACGTTCAACAACAAGGTGTACTGGAAGACATCTGCAACTCCATTGTTATCTGGAGAGGAAGTAATAGCTGCAGGGGCGGCTCCAATAACTATGACATACAATTCCGGAGAGTCTCGCTACCAAGGGTCGTTCACTTATTCAAGGAATACCTATTACTACATTGTCATTGACATGAGAAATATAGTAACGTGTTCTGCAGGTCTAGTAGGGATAAACGCTATTGGTTCGTACTACCCGGTTAATGTCAATATGAAATTTAATAGCGGGTCTGTTAGAGGCAGAGCCGGCATCAACATAGCAACAGCAGATACAGGCAATATTATAAATGGGGTGTACAATAATAGTCAGGTAGCCTATGTATCATCAGGCGGAACCGGAAGTTTTACATTTATGAAAACATCTGTAAGCGAAGACACGCTATATCTATCTGTAACAAATGAAGGGCCTATTGAAGGTAATGTAAAGTTCAATGGCGTATGTGCAACATTAAATACCGTACTTATATCAAGCAGTTATTTTGATACTACGACTGCTGCTTGTCCATGGAGGGGAGGTGATACTACTTACTATTTCAATGGTGCTGGGACTTACCCTGCCGTTGGTGATTACATATTTACAAACAGCTCTGGTGCAACATCTTTTAACGGTAACAATAAATACTATTACATATCAGGAAGTAATTCTTCTATTAAAATTGACTCAAATGGCGGAGTCGTATCGGTAACTAGCTGTGTTTGTGGAGAGACCTTAATACCAGTAATAGAAACAGCTACATTCCCTATACAGCTTGGTGTGGCATCTTCATTTAAAATGAGGGCTTCACGCAACCCAACATCTTGGGCCATTGCCTCTACAGTGCATATGGTCACATTTAACGGGAATGGAACTGGCGGAGTATTTGATTACACAGATGAAAATGGATGTGATAAAACATTATCTGTAGGGGTAGGGGAAAATGTAACGATTCCGGTAGAGGATGAGTCAATAACATCGATCATAACATCAAGTGCAACGTATACAACAGTCGGCGTATACGTACCATACGGACTATCTATAGACGACAACGGGATATTACAGACAAACTTCACCACTCCTGGATCATACTCTATAGGTCTTGTGGCAACCAACTGTATAGGGGCTTCAGACAATAGAACTATTTATTTTACAGTACAGCACCCGCCAACACTTAGTCCGTTCCAGATGACGTCTGTGGGGGAGTGCGATAGTACATCTGCCTGTAGCAGTACAGAGTGTATGTCAACATTTTGGTTCGACGGGGTGAACTGCGATAACGTGTGCTCGTACCCTGCGGTTAACGACTTTGTTTACATAGACGGCTACAAGAATGATTACTTTAATGGGGGGTACCTTTATTATAAAATGGATAGCAATCAATCTATTTTAATAGACGGGATAGGACAAGTTATAAGCGTAGTAAATTGCGGAGGATAAAATATAATATATGGCAGAATATACAGTGGCTTACCAGCCTCAACTAGACGGGTTTACATCATTCTTTAGCTATCAGCCTGAGTGGGCTATAGGCATGAACAATTACCTGTATACATTCAAGAGCGGTCAGATATGGAAGCACTACATCAACCCGCTAAGAAATAGATACTATAACATTGGCCCATACTCATCTACGGTGGAGATATGTTTTAACGATTCTCCTGATGAGGTTAAATTATTTAAAACATTTTCTTACAATGGCAATTACCCTGATAATTCCGTATCTGCTGGGTTTGAAACAATATTGTCTGAACGAAAATATATAGGCAGCATTGGTTCAGGAATGTTTTTTAAAAAAGAAGGAGAGATGTACGGGTTTATAAGATCAGAAAATAACCCCGCAGAAAACGCATTTGGAAGCACTATGAAAGAACAAGGGGTAGGGGCATTATATGGGTTTAACACAGGGGCATTGTCTTACAAGGTTAAGGCTACATCTGTAATAACTCCTCCTACTGCAGATCCTACTGCATCGGGATATGGTGATCTTCTTTTATTTATAAACTCAAATGGCATACACTTTGAGATAGGGCTTATAACAGCGTATTACATATTAAACGGAGAAATGGTGTTTTATACAGATGCACAAGCCAATACACCAGCGATAGGAGATACTATTGTCATATCAAAAAACACAACTTCTGAGTCTTATGGCATTAGAGGATCGTATATGACCGGCACGATTACAATAACTGGTACATCTAAGGTAGAACTCTTCTCAATTTCAAGCGATATATTCAAGTCTTTTCCGTAAATTTGCAGTATGCAAACACGGCGACTATCAAATGACGACTATAATGAACTGTGTCAATGGTGGGCGGCGTGGGGATGGGAGGCTCCTGTCCCTGAGGATTTCCTATCAGATACGGGGGTAATGGTTAGTGAAGAGAACGTGAATATATGTGCAGGGTTCCTGTACACTATATCAAATGCGCCGGTTGGTTGGTTCACCTTCCCGGTGTCTAACCCAGCTATACGGGGAGTTGCCAGGAAGAAGGCGATACAGATTATGATATCAGAGATTGAAAAGATAGCCAAGGATAATGGCATTAAGTACCTGTATTCAAGCCTCAGAATACAGAGTATGATCGACGCACAGAAGAGTGCAGGTTTCATTGAGGCAGATAAAAATCACACAGAATTACTAAAAATTATATAACATGGGAGCAGGATTAATAGTTGGAGCCGTAGGGGGTCTAGCTCAAACAGGAATTGGATTGTACCAACAGCACCAGGCCAAGGTGGCCGGAGAAAAGGCTATGCAAAAGGCTAGAGCACAGGGTGTAGGCACTAACGCATTTGAGTCTATGAGAATAGGCAACGAGGCATATGCCGCACAGGAGGCGCAAAATGCACAGACCGAGGCAAATCTAGTAGCAGGATTATCCGAGCAAGGCGTTACAGCTGCTTTGGGTGGTATACCTATGGTGCAGCAGCAGTCTATGGCGGCCAATGCGGACATTGCGGCTAAGAAGGCTGCAGAATTGAAACAGGTTGAGATGCTGAAGAGACAGGAGCAGTCAAGACTCAACTCTGAGTATGCTAACTATCAAAAACAACTTGACCTAATGGAGTTAACCGGTGCCGGTCAGGCTGCCGCACAGGGCGGACAGACTGCGTGGCAGGGCCTTAGTGGGTTGACAGCTTTAGGAGCAGGCATGGATAAGACCAGAAATAGAGTAGGAATGGATAGCTTAGACGCTAGTGTAGGGACTTTTTAATAAACTAAAATAATAATATGACATACGCAGGATACCAACGATACGAAACCCCTAACCTTGGGGCTGTAGCCGTAGAACAAATAGACAAGCAGAAGGCTCTTGATCTGAAACAGCAAGAGCTTGATCGAGCTCAAAAATATAAGGACGATACCCTTGCTGCTAAAAACAAAGCAGCACAAGATAAAATAGATCAGGCCAATGCAAAGCAAGATGCTGAGAATGCAAAATTAATAGACGTTAAAGAAAAAGAATTTCAATCATCAGTAATAGAGACAGGAAGTGTAATTACGTCTCCAGACGCAGATGGTTTGTTTACTAATTTCTCTAATACGCAGTTAAAGCCTGAAGTTATAGAGTTGACAAGGAAACTTACTAAAAAAGAAATTGATCAGCAAGGGTTTAACGCCGGACTTAATGCGATTACTTCTGGGGTGAAAGGTGTAGGGGAAACCTTTAAAACATTTGAGGCGGCTATAGAAAAAATTAACACAAATGCTAATTCAAACCCTCTTGAACAATGGGTAGCCAATTCTGTATATAACGAAGTTGTACCTTCTGAAGATAACCAAAAGGCTTTAATGAAAGACGCTGATGGGGTGTATTATGTACAAAATAGCAAAGGGGATAGGCATGATATAAGTGTATTAAAAAGCGTAACAGCTTTAACTCAACATCCGGTTATTAATTTTGATGAAGATGCAAAAAAAAATGTCATAGAGCTAATCCCTAAAAATTCTACGGAAACTCTAAGAAAAGGCGGCGGCACTCAAACAGATATAGACCAATTAAAAAACGATAAATTTGAGAAATTTGCTAATACATGGATAAATAAAGTTACGTCCGATGCCTATTCTGCAGCTAATGCATATAGGCATTACATGAATGATGGGAATGTTGCATTTATAAAGAAAGGGGCCTCTGAAGAGGAAAGAAAAACAGCTCTATTATCGCTAGGTGTTGACGAAAATAAATTGAAAGAAAATGAAAAATATCTTGTTGAAGTTTCATTTGACAATAAAAACAAGGTGCCAATGCCTATCCTCACAAAGGAGCAAAAGGCAGAATTAAAAAAAGAGATGAAGTCAAGCGTAACTGCAATGGCCGTTAAATCTAAAGCCATTTCAATGCCTAGTACTACTACCGTTAATATTACATCTCAAGCACAAGCACAATCTCAGGCAGATGACTTAGTTCAGGGGGTTAGAAATAATGAGGCTGGCTGGGTTGATACATTTAAGACACTTGCAAGAAGGGCTGGCAGAATAATTCCTACCGGTACTATAAAAGATGCTAACGGTGTTGATCATGAGGTTGTAAGCTATAACCCTACAACTAAAATAATGACCGTGTATTCAGAGCAAGGCAAGTCCGGAACCACCGTATCTTGGCAGCCTGAATATATAGATATGAATAATGAGAAACAGGCTAGAACTAAAATTGCAAGTTTAATAAAGGCAGCTGAAGTCACAAGTAACACGGCAGCTACATTACCCCCAATAACAAGATAATATGATAGAAGATAACATAACAGACATTACAACAGCACCGGCAGAGCAGCCGGTGCCTATTATTGACGAGCAAACGCAACAGGAAGATGTAGCAGTAACGCCTGACGCACCGCCTCCTGTAGAGCCAGAGAAGCCTGCAGCCGTGTTGAAGGATATTGACTTCTTTAACAAAAATGTGGACTGGCACAACTCTAACCTTGCAGAGGGCGAGAAGCCATTGGTGAAATATAAGTTTGCACAGGATATCCCTGACGAAGAGTACAATGGGTTAAAGGGTAAGGTAGAGACTGAAACTGTAAATTGGCATAACAAATTATCTGAAAAGCATCCTGAATTAAAAATTGGCAAAATTGAAAATGCATGGGATATAAATAAAGATAACTATGATAAATTAGTAGAAGTAGATAATGTTGATAGAAAACAATCTGAACTAACGCAGTATAATGAGATTGTAAAACAGCTGCCAAGCAATAGCGGTATGAAGCCTTTAAAAAACGTCAATGATTTCACCCCTGAATTTCTTGATAAAGCTAAATCAAAATACACAGAAAAGGTAAATTTAAATTTAAAAAAACAAGGGTACACAGGGGAAGGATTTAAAGACTTCGGGTCAATAGACTGGAAACTTATTGACGAATACGATGACAAGTTCACAACAGAAGAAGAAAACAAGAGATTAAGGGAAATAAAAAGCAAATACAAATCATTATCCGATGTCCCAGAATTTAAAAGTAAAGAAGACGCAGATGCTAGGCGTTCAGAGTTAAATAAAAAAATAAAAGAATTAGATTCACAAAAAACAGTATCTGATTGGAATGAACAAGCAAAAACAATAAACGCCAAGTTTGGAGTAAATGTACCTATTGTAAAATCAGAATCTGAGTTGCCTGCTGCAAACGAAAAATTTAAAAAAATCGCAGCGGCATATGGCAATACGGCTACAGCTACTCCAGCATATACAAAAATGGAGTTCCCTATATCTCCATTTGCTACTCAGCCAGGGGGAGTTCGAGGAGATATCCCTGCCCCTAATCTTGCGACAGAAGCATCGCAATCTAATTGGCAGAAAAAAAGAGAAGATTTCTTAAAGGAGTCTAAAAAGATGTTTTATCAATCAAAGGCAGATAAAGAATTTTTTTCTAAATCAGTAGATCTTGGTATTTCTCCTGAAAGTAGAACTTTGGTTACTGGAGAAAATATAGGAGCTCCTCTTAAATGGAACGTGACTATTGAAGACGAGGTATCCGGGAATGATATAAATGATCACAAAAAGCAGGCATACTACAGAGCCGCATCGGACCAAATAAATAGTGACATATCTAAATTAGACGAACAAATAAAGGCAACAGCGGAACAAATAAAAACTGCCGCCCCTGATGAACAACAAGCAATATTAGAAAAAAGAAATCGTATAATTAAAGCTAGGGGCATATTAGCAGACAAACAACATGAGTTTAGTTCTAGTAGACACGAGATAAGAAATAAAACAGGATCCACGGCAGGTGCATTTTTGTATAAAATTGCAGAATCTAGCAATGATATGTTTGCAGGAGTATTGCATTTTGCAGCACAAGGATTGGAATTTGGTGCGGGGTGGATGGCGTCAGACGATGAATGGAAGTCCATAAATAAAAAGATAAGTGAATTTGGAGCCAACGCAAATACAGGGGCACAACTATTTTTTAATCAAACTCCTGAAAATGTAGAAGATAAACACGAAGAAATAGGGTTTCTTGGCGGGATGGTGCCGTATGTTCTAGAAGGAGAAATAGCGATCCCAATGATGTTTTTTTCATCGTTTAATTCAAATACCGAGAAATACAAAGACTTGCCTTCTTCACAATCATTTGTATTAAATTCATTACAATCTGCAGCTAGTGCCTATATAATGGGCAAAGGCCTTCAAGTTACAAAAGGTCACGGGGTTATAAATTCAGCAGTCTTAAACTTTGTAGAGCAATCAACTGGCAAAATAAAACTTAGCAATTTATACCCATATCTTGACAAGGTAATAGGTGCTACAAAAAAAGTTGGAACTACTTCGTTAGCCAGTGGGTTGTCATTTGCCGTTCTTAATCCGGTTGGCGTTGCAACAACGGCTTCAATTGACGAATTAAATAATGCCATTTCAAAAAATAAAGTTGATACTCAAGATTTTGCAGAAGTTATAAGTCAAATGGGAGAGTCCGCTGTAGGCGGGCTAAAAGATGGAATAATCCTAGGTGGCGTAATGACTCCTGTAAATGCGTATCAAACTGGGAAATTAAATAGAAGCACATTTAGTGACGCAACAAAACTTAGGGATCAACGTGTTATGTCTTCAAACATAAACATAATAAAACAGGCCCACGCTAATGGCAAAATTGACAAACAAACTGCGTCTAATGCAATAAAGAATTTAGTTGATCTTAGAAAAAGTATTACGTCAATTGACGAAAAATTATCTATCCCTGATCAGTATGAGGCTTGGGAAATAATGCAAGACAATAAAAGGTTAGACCATGAGTCAAGCGGACTTAGCGATTTTTTTAAGGCACCTTATGAAAAGCAGAAGCAAAGTAATAATGAAAAATTGCAAAACATTGCAATGAAGAATGATCAGGTGTATCAGCATGAAAAGGAAGGAGGGAGCTCATTTGTTAATGGCAAAAATGCCATGGGCAGTAAGGGAACATCCGTATCTATATTCCCTGAAAGAACTGTTATAATAGACAGGCCTTTAACTCAAAAGGATCTTGATGATTTTAAGGAGAAAAATAAAGACATACTAGAAGGGAATGAAGATGTACTTTCTGTAGGGACATGGAAGGATGGAGAAGGGAAAACAAACATTGATATATCTTCAGTAACGCCTCACGCAGAGGCTGAAGAGTTGGGTAAAAAATATAATCAGCAGGCCGTATTCAATTTAGAAAAAGGTACATCTGTACCTACAGGAGGTACTGGTGAGGAAATTGAAGGGCTAAAAAGTGAAGCAGAAAGAATAAAGGACATTAGAGAAATAGCAGGAAGAACAAAAGCATCTGAAGCCGACTTTAAACCTATAAGTCTTGAAGAAGTAACAGCTAATCTGGGAGAAAATAATAAGATAATAAAGGCAGTTAGAAATGGGATGTCTGCAGTTTCTGGCCTGTCTGATAAAAACAATATCTCAATAAACTTCCACGACACTAATACTAGTATGCAGAGTGCTATGAATAAAGGTGGTGCTGCTGATAAGGAAGCTAAAAAAACACGAGGCAACTTTTCATATATAAGAAATGATAAGGGTGGCTGGGATATGTCTATAGACATTAATCTAAAGGCCGGAGCAGATGCTACTACTATCCGTCACGAGTTTACTCACGGGGTACTACTTCATGCATTTGGGGAAGCCCCAGAGATGATCAATAAAATGAAGGATGCGTTCAGGTCTTACGGGAATATGTTTAACGATAGCAAGCTACTTAAATTTGCCGATATATACGCAAAGGAAGATAGTGCTGAAGAGTACCTCGCAGAATTGTCAGCAATAAGTAAGGACATCAAGCCTGGTGCTCTTGCAAAAATTGCTGAATTTATTAACAATGTAGCTGCTAAGTATTTAGGTGATAATTTTGTTCCTTTTAAAGATGTAAATGATTCGAATGACATCATTCGTTATTTTGGGTCTATGGCAAGTGCTGTTCGTACTGGTGCTCCTGTTGAGATAAGAGAAATGGCTACAAAAGAAAGTGAGAATAAGGCTGAAGATGAAGTAGTCAACACAAAAGAAAATGAGGGGGCTAATAAGTCAAGGCAACAGGCTGAAAAGTTTTTTACAGGAGAAGAAGAACATCCTAAATTTAAAAATCTTACAGATGTTGCTAAATGGCTAGGCAATTGGTCAAGAAAAAATAGAATAGTAAATGTCGATATGTCAAAGGAAAGCGACAATAAAATAATAAAATCTTTAGTAGAACATACAAAAAAAGAATTAGAGGCCTGGGAAACAATAAATGAGGGGTACGAAGGATTTTATGATGAAGATATCCCAAATGCATTGAACCCTGAATTAATGAAGTGGGCTAAGAAGGAACACGGTGTTGACCTTACTAATGACCAAATATCTCTGTACCATATACTTAGCTCATTTGCATCCCCAAGTGCAACACCTGTTTTTGACTCAAATATAGGATTACAAATATTTGATAGATATCTAAAAACAGGGGAGATATCTGGGTACCACGATACAAAGCAAGCTACTATATGGGAGCATAAACCTGTATTGAATAAAAAGGGCGTTCAAGTTAAAGGCAAGAATGGAAAACTTAAAACTGTCAGGTACGATACTAAGGTGTTAAAATTTGAAGACGATGGCGTGACGCCTGTTAAAGCCCAGATAGCAAGAGCTTATGCAATGGAATCTTTGGATAACTTTAAAAAAGTTGTTGAATACTTTGGCGGAGATGTTAAAAAAGCTGTTAATTGGGTGGAGTCAGTACACTCTTATGATGAGCTATCTAATGTAATGGGGACCCCGTTAAAAAATGTTTATGGGGTTAACGATGCAGGTAAGAAGGTTGTTAAAGATAAGCCGTTACAGCCGCACGAGAATTTAAGTGTAAAACATGGGGGATTTGGAGCATTTGCTATATCTGGGCCAAAACTTGGGTCATACATATTAAATAGGGTTGGCGAGTACGGAACGGTAACAAAGGATTTATGGTATGCTCGTACTATGGCTAGATTATTTGGCGAGCCATTGATTAATAAAGCAGGGGAGGTATTAAAGACCCCCTGGAATATTACTGCAGACGGCATTAGAAGAAGAAAGCTAGCGGACAAGGCCTGGGAACAAGTTGCAGAAGATCTAGGTACAAAGCCTGCAATTATTCAGCAACGAGTATGGGACTTTGAAAAAAGATTATGGCAAAAACTTGGAGCAGAGTCTTCTGCCCCCGGCAAGGCATCTGAAGGTCTTCTTAGAGGTATTGAAGAGGTGGCTAAACCCAAATCCAAGCAGTCGTTAGTTGACGATGCGAAGATGACAAAGGATATGACGGAGGACGAGAAGGGTAACTATTTATTCTACCACTACTCTCCGGGGAAGATACCTAACATCGACCCAAGACACTTTGGTAAGAACCTTAGGACGGGCAGAGACGAGCGTCCGGGCATAGGAGTGAGTATGTACTACACACGACCTGACAGACGAGATGTCGGCGGTAGCTATGGGTATGTGGTGCGTGTCCCTAAGGATAAGGTGTACCCTTTCAACAGCGACCCTATGAACCTGATGGACAAGGCTAAGGCTACGTTTGAAAAGATGTACCCAGGACAAGCCTTCGACAAGAACAAGCAGGTCGCATTCGTCTCTCAGGAGGCTGCAAAGGCAGGCTACGATATGACCGTCGCTAAGTGGGGCAATGACCTACGTGCTCAGACTACGAAGGTAATGAAGGGCGAGACTTACGAGAAGCCTCACCCTGACTACCACACATCTACCGTCTTCAATCCGAAGCTAGAGAAGTACGTCGCCAATGAGAACAAACCTAAGTCCAAGCAGCAGCTGAGTGAGGAGGAGAGAAGAATGGGTGTAGGGGAAGATGTGGTCAATATTACCGTTTCTACAAAGGATAAGGTTTTTAATAAAGAAGAATTTGTCAGGGATATTGATAAGTTAGAAAAAGAAAAAGCCAATGGAAGTAGAAACATTGGATTGTATTCCTTTAAAAATAAATTTGTAAAAGTAGTTAAGAGCAAAAGAAATGTATCAAAGGAAGACGTAAATAGATTAAGGGAGAGAGTTAGTGATATGGATAACGTATATCCTGCATTAGATTTTATTGGCTTACCAAATGGTAGGCAGGCTATTGTTATGGATAAAGCAAGTGGCAAAATCGGCAATGAATTAACACCAAAAGAAATTGATAACATACCACAAGATCATTGGGATAAATTTGAACAAACTATAAGGGAATTATCTAATCGTGGTATTCAAACTGATTTGACAAAAAGAAGTAATGTCCTTTATGATAAAGATAAAGGATTCCAATTTATAGATTTGGAAGGGGCTTCTATTGAAGGAGATGCGACAAATAAGTTTTTTAAAAAAGATGGCAAAGAATACTATTACAATTTTGAAAAATATACATTCTTCCCAAAGGAATACAAATCAGCAAAAGAAATATTTACAAATATAAAACAAGCGGCATTAGAACAATTCCATAAAGAAGTCCTTAAGTCCAAGCAACAGCTGACATTTGGAGACAAGACTAATATACAAGGGGTAGATGTAACAATACCTGACGCAAAGGAGCAAGAGGCATTGAAAGCAGAAAGGACTGAAAA